TGGCGAGCTTGATATGGCAACTGCGTTGCTGCTCTTTAGTTCAATGCTTGCAAGCCCGATGCTGTCTGGAATTGCCAGTGGATAGCTAATGGCCATTAGAAACCTCTCCCGTAAGCGCCACCACGGCGTTTGGCGTCAAGAACAGCGGCCTTCGCGGCCTCGGCCATGCGCGGCGTTTCAGCCCTGACAATGCGCTTTACACTCTCATCACCATTGGCGGCAATGTTGAAGTTCTGCACAATGGTTACTGCTCCACCGCCACCTTCAGCCGACACACCCAGCCTACCGTCTTTGCCCCTTTTTAGCGGCATGATAGCTTCCGGTCCAGCCTCTCCCATCAGCCCTGTGCGACCACCGGACATTGGGAAAGTCGTTGGCGATCCGACCACACCGCCGTTCGCAAACGGGATGACGTTGCCGCCGCTGAAGGCGTTGCCGTTGGCGTTGAGCAGTCCGGTAAACGCGCTCGACACGAGGCCCACAATACCGCTGCCAGTTCCAGTCGACGCGTCGAACGACCCAACCAACTGTTGCACGACAAGAACCTCGTAGAGTTCCTTGATGATCGACGCAGCCATTTCCTTGAAGGCGTCGGCAACGCTCTTGGTGCCATCGACAATGGACATGAACGCATTGCTCATGGATGATCCGATGATGTCGGCAACCTGCTGCTGAAGCTCAAGTTGAGCCTCTAGGGCTGCATTGGTCTGCTCCATAGCCGCGATCTTCTCGGCTTCTGCCATAATGACGGCGCTCGCGCCATCCCGCTGCTCTTCTGGGATCTGCTTAATCAGCTCGTAGTACACTTCCATCGCGGCACGTTGCTGGCCAGACAGCCCGAGCAACACACGCTCCTGCTCAATCTGTTGACGCCGCGCATCCAGTATTGCGTTGATGTCAACGACGTTGCTCGCGCCTCCACCGCCGCCTGCTGATCCTGTGGTGCCTGTTCCTGCACTCCTAATTCTGGCTGCTTCAAGTCGCGCCGCCTCCAACTCGTCGATTTGTGCCGATGTGATTGCCGCCTCGGCCCGCACCTGAATTGGGTCATTCGCTCCAGACGCCAATGCGGCGGCTGTGTTCGCAGAAAGTTCGGCCCTCATACCAGCAATCACACCAGCCGTTGCCGCGTCTGTTCCAGTGCGCAGCGCTACAACCTGCGCATTTGCGACAGCAAGTGCCCGCTCAACACCATCGCCGAAGCTGCTCAACGCAGACATTGCAGATGCGGCGTCCCTCAAATTGTCAGCCAGTATAGCAGCAGCGTCCGCATTGCTCTGCATTGTTTGCAATAGGCTTATCGCAGTGTTCCATTGATCGCTCATTGGCTGCACGCCAGCCTCCAGAAGGGCTAGCCTTAACTTGTGAATCTCAACGTCGTTTTCGGCAGCTTTTAGCGCGTCCCCAGTGAGGCCAAATGTCATGTTTGCTATATCATTACGCAGCCTAAGATCGGAAATTATTGACGAGTACGCGGTTTCTTGACTCCTAAGCGCATCCATAGTCGCCTCTTCTTGGTTTTTTCGTTCCTCTGAGATTTTTCGGACATCGTCGAGGTATTCCCGCATAATTCGGAACGCATCAAGTTCACCAACAGCTAGGTCATACGCCTCTTGCGCGTCTGACACTCTGAGTTGGGCGACACGCCTCGTATCTTCTGAAGATGACTGCAAATAAACTTGCTCAAGTTGCTTGTTCAACTCTGCTTGCGCTCTTGCAATGTTATCAACGAATTGCTTTTCAGTCGCGTCTTGCATGCCGCTTCCGATCAAATCAATCTCATCCCTTATTTCTTTTGCTGTATCTCGGGCAGACTTCAACGCCTCGTCAAACTCATCTGTATTATCTCTTGCGCGAAGCATATTAAAGACCATCGCAGCACCGGAAAGGCCGATACCGACGATTGCTCCAGTAATGCCGGGAAGCAAACCGGCAAGCTGTGTGCCTTGTTGCGCAAAAGCGACAAGAACGTTCTGTCCAGATTGCACCTGCACAAAGAAGTCACCGACCTGATAACCTACTTGCTGCGCGACCATGCCAAAGCGGTTCATGCTTCGTGCTGATCTCTGACCGCCAGTTACAAACTGGTTGCTCCAACCGGCTGTGCCGTTCTGGAACTGCTGGTACTCAGCCGTGAGCCGCTCAACAGCATTCTCGTGTTGTTTTGTGTTCAGGACGCCCAACCTGTGCGCCCTGTTTAGTTCGTCCAGCGCGTTTTCATATTGTTTGGACGATGCGTAGAGCGGCTTGTATTTCATCGCAAGCCTATCAATCGCCGCCTCTTGCTTGCGGAGTTCCTGTTCAAACACAGACGCGCTGGCCTCGGCAGACTTGTTAGCCAAGTTAGATTGCTGAAGAGAGCGCATGTATTCCTGATTGGCTTTAGCCACTCGCTCAAAGTCCGCTTCCTGCCTTCTCAACTCGGAAGAGAACACGGACGCACTTCCTTCCGCCGATTTGTTGGCGAGATTGGCTTGCTGTAGCGAGCGCATGTATTCTTGGTTGCTTCTGGCAACTCGCTCGAAATCAGCCGCCTGTCTTTTTAGTTCCGAGGAAAAAACAGACGCGCTGGCCTCGGCAGACTTGTATGTGTTGGTGACACCAGCCGCTGCGCTCACAATCGCCTGCGCTTCTTTGGCGTTTTGCGCCATGATTGCGTTCAGTTTGGCTATGTTTCTGGTATTTTTATCGTAGGCAGCGGCGGACTCGAACAGTTTGCCTATCTTTGTATTGAGTATCTTCGCGGCGTTACTCGCCTCACGAGACATAGCCATAGTTCCACGACTATACTCAGTGATGTCCCTAGTGGCCGACGCGGCTCCTTGGGTTATAAACTCAAGACCTACAACTTGTTCGACCATCGCGTCAGTCCTCGTTCACTGTCTTTAGCCAAAGGCTATCCAACGCCTTGACCACATCCACCTCCCAAGGCGACAACCGGATGCCGGTAAGTTCAGACCATGCGAGCATTAGCTGGTAGGATAAAGGATTTGGGCCGTTTGCGCCATAGTCGCGTCCGCGATGCAGGTCTAAGAACAGGTGCCACAAATGGGCGGCAACGTCAGGAAGCGCGGGGCCGAGAAGCCCCACGTCCATGCCAGTTGCCTTGGCGACTTGCTCAAGGTGATCTCTTTGCGAAACGCCCTTCTTGTCTTTCTTGGACAGACTGAAGTTGTGTTCCGCAAAGTCGATCAGATCACCCTCTATTGCTCCAAAAAAGCGCGGGTGTCTCCAAAGGCAGCATCGACCTGCTCACGCACCCAAGGAAGCGCCTCGAATGTGGACCGCACCTTCTCTTCGCTGAACTCCTCAACACCCTTGGTCAACGTGACGTTCCATCCCGCAACGCACTTGACAAGAATCTCAAGGCTGGATGCCTCGATCTCTTCGGCTGTCAGGTTCAGCTTTCCGCCAGATCGCTGCGCCTTGACCAAGCGCCGGTTCTGCTGCTCGTGGCTGACTTTCTTGTACTGCTTTGAATATGGACCATGAATAGTGATACTCATGTGCGAACCATCGTCGTTCAGCAGGGCTTCGCCGCTCACAGGGTGATACAGCATCACGTCGGTCGTGTCTTTGGTCTTACCAATAGAAAGAAGGCTCATCGGGTTTCTCCGCGCCGGGGATGTGTCAAGGTGAGAGGTGACAGCCCCCGACAAACCGTCACCTCTCTAGTTCCCTCTTGTCGAGGGATTAAGCCCGCGTCAGAACCAAGTTGCTGCCTTCGGTCGCGTCGTAGAGAGACACAAAGGGCAATTCGATGATACGGGATTGTGGGTTTGCCAACGGGACATTCGCGCCGTTGTATTTGATGCGCGGGAAGTAGAAGGTGTAAGCGTCGGTTCCGCCAGGAGACGCAACGGACACCTGCAACTCGCTCTCGGTCTCGTTGAGGAATTTATTGATAAGCGTCGCGTCTTGGTAGTAAACCGACAGCGTTCCCTCGATGACCGCACGGCTAAACTCAAGCTGCGGGGCCGAGTCAGCCCCGACCGCAAAGATAGCCGCGAGAGAGTTGGACACGCTGAAATCAAGAGAAGTGACGATGCCGAGGAGGTCGGAAGTGGTCACGCCACCCTCAAAGATCGAGCCATTGTAGCTATCAAAGGGAGGGTTGCCGGTGATGGCAGTCGGTGTGCCGCCAGTGGAGGCAGTCGAACTGGCTTGCACCATGTCCTTGCCGACCATCTCGAAGGTAGTATTGACCATCTGGTTTGGCGCAATGCTGAACGATGCAGTTGAAACCGCCATGCCCTTGAACAGCCGGAACTGGCCAACATCCAGAGCGCCATCTTCGATCGACAGGAACTTCGGCGTGGTGCCGATTTTCATTTCCCCACTGGTTGGGAAAGACGAGAACATGGCCGATTCCAAGAACTCGTCGTAGTCGCCTTCGCGCAGGGCAACTTCGATGGAACCGGAGGCGCTGCGGTTGCCGTGGCGATCAACGCGAGGCATCCGGTCAGGTTGAATGTCGGCACCCTCAAGGCGCTCTTTGGTCAGCCCAAGACTATGAGTCTTGATCGGCAGTTCAGCGAAGGTGGGAGAGGTTGGAGTGACGCCGAATGTGCTTTCAGCGATGTAACGAAGAGCGGAGCGAGACCCCTGCGCGAATGCCATGACCTTAGTCCTTTTCAGGTTGCCAAGGTCATGTTGCAATCACGCCCTAGCTGGTTTCCAGAAACTCAGTTTGGGTCATAATACACTTGACTGTGTTATATTCGCAATAGTCACTCATAGGCGTACCACGACACTTGGACCGGCACACAATAGAACGGTTCATCTTCGTAGGGGGATTGAGATTCGCTATAGTCGATGGAGACGTTGACAGTATCAGATGTCTTGAATGACACAAATGAAGGAGAATCCGCCGCCTTGAAGGTGTCGCCGTCAGAAGTGATCAATTGATGGAAAGCGCCAATCACATCAGATGAGCCGTTGAACAAGGCCAGTAGCGCGTCAACGTAGTCCAGTGCGGCTCCTGCGCCCTTGTCCGTCTCCGTACATGCGGTGAGTGTGTACAGCCCTTGGTGGCGGTGCTGAGGGCTTGGGCCGCGATTGGCAGGGCGACGTGACGTAGGGATGAACTGCACACGGATGTGGGGCGTCCTTGGGGCCTGTGCGTACTTCACATTCTGAAACGCCAGAGCGGGCAGCCCAGAGGCCGTTTGCAGTTTAGCGTCGAGAGCCTGACGTATATCGTTAATGACGGTCATTTCCGTACAGCATCCTTGATTATGTTGTTCACTTCATTTCGTGCGCGGGCGTACACGTTATGCTCACGCTCAACATAAACGGCATGGGTCGCTTCATTCCTGAAGACGATGTTCTCAGAATCAAGGACACGATCTGCGCTTATCTCAAACAACATCTTCTGCAATCCGTCGCTCCTTGGTGGACCGGCAGGCACTTTGCGCGGTGCATTGTCCGGCTTTTGTACGGACGGCGAAAAACTGCCGCTACGGATCGTCACCGTGTGATTGCGGGCGTAGGTTCCAGTATCAACAGGACTTGTTTGAGCGATGACTTCAGCCATGCTTGTCAGGATGGCCTTCTTGCTTTCCTT